CATAAGCATCTGTGTAAATATTTCCAGAAATACGGCCTGGGTAAACGATGGCCGGTGCATTCATGCGACTTGTTTGCGACGATGAAGGAAAAACGAATAATCCATATGTGCCACCAACATCGGCCATCTTAGCATTCGCGGGTGGGGATGTATTAAGAAGATGCGTGGTGCGCCAACCTGCGCCGGCTGTTCCAGCGTTTGTGGGGCTCGTCGCATTGGTGTTCTGTTGTCCCAACAAGCGAATGTATGTAAGAGGTGCTACGTTCGCGCGCAAGAAAGCTTTGGCAGCATATGTGCCATACATGGGAGAAACTAAGTTTTCACGATAAACATCCGTTGCTCCGTTTCCAGGAACTGTGTCACCGAAGATTTCAACGAATTCTGAGAAGGATTCGACTTTGGTGGGCACCCACGCCGGGCCTCGACGGGCACGACCAAGGATGACTGGACCGATATTTACAGGGGTGTCTGGGATAAAGGAGTTGTCTATTTCATTAATAAACACTCCAGGAGATACAAATTTAAAATTTTTGACCGACATTTTGCTTTCCTCTTATTAAATTACGCGCAAATGGTAGTGTAATCATAACTTAAATAGTATTTTCAAACCCAAAAGGATGGTCAGGAACTAAGAAAATAGTGCCTTTCACTTCAGGATGTCGCCGAAAATATTCGGAACGCCCGGTGGAGCGATGTTTTCTTGAGGGAATGTAATTTCTACTGTGTTTTCATCAATCCTTATAATAGGGCGGTCGTCGTTTATTCCTTCTCCCACCAAATAGCCCAAAATCCTAATACCAATTTCTGTGGAAAACATCCGCATATCTTCGTTTAGGTTTCCTACATTGTTGGTATGAGCGAAGTCTTGATCGATGAACGCCTCGTATAGATGACCATTACGACGTAGCACAAAAGCGTTAATTTGCCCAGTGCGGCCAATAAATGGTGTCACCAATTCATTCATCTGCTGTTGGTATTCTGTTTTAACAATAATCTTATATTGTACATTGACATATACCGGGATCGGAATAGATAGACTTTGGATGACGATTTTTTTGTTAACGCGGGGTGTCCACAACTGTTTTTTGGCGCCAGTATTGTCGCGAGTTCCTGAAGCTACAGCGAAATTTCGCGTTTTATCTTCTTTTATACGCTTAGCAATAACCAAACGTCCAGAACGTCCATTTTTATCTTTAGAATACAAATTTGCTTGGAAACCACCTTTTTTGGCCGGATCTTTTGTCATTCCTGTTCTTTCAATACTGATAACGGGTAACTTAATGGCGCCGGCATCGTCCCGCAAACTTAAATCGTTTTTAATTTGAAAAGAACGCTCGGGTGTCTGCCACAGCACCGGCACAGGCGTAAAGCCTTCGTTCGTGGTCACCTTTAAATCAAGATCCTTCTTTAGCCACGAGACAATTGAATAATCAATGGTTTCAATGGTGGAAGCCAACATCCCTAGAGATCTTAAGGTTTCGGGTGACGCGTCTTCCGGCAGCATTGCAAAATCAAAATTATCAGGTAGCATCGAACAGTCCCTTCCTGGCTCTTCTGCAACGGGCAGAAATTTCAAAGCCATGGTCCACTTGACCAAAAAGCTTTTTAGGTTCTGAAAGTTTTACAATCTCATAGAAAAAATCACCGTATAACACAAAGTCGCCCTCCCTAACATACATATCTTGATCTTCTTCCAAACGTCGTTTGTGAAAATGGACGTTTATTTCCCAACTCTTATCAATTCCCACATTTTCCATATATTCCGTTACATAGTCAGTGAATTCAACGAGGGCATACACTCGGATGGGGGGCAAATAGCTTTTCTCGACCGCCTCTCCATAAAGCTCATGAAAATTGGTAGTGGCCATGTCTATAGGATAATACAGGATCTGTTGCCCAATGACTTTTTCAATTAATTCATCATTGACCTGTTTTACTAGATCTCGCTCCTTCTTCCCTAAAAATAAAGGAGGAGGTGGCGCCGGAGGTCTTTTCCATTCATCTGCCATGGCTCATTATCCTACAAAAATGGGCAACGGGGAATATAACATCGTCTTGGTGGCTGCTTCCCCCCGTTCGCTACTATCCTTGGCCAGCAGTGTGTACTCCATCTCTTTAAGCAATTCTCTCAACTTATCTTTAAGTTCAGTCTGCTCAGATTTGGCTTGTGCCAGCAATTCACTGTGATTCAGGGTGACGCTATCGCCAGGGATCGGCATCGTGGTGAATTTGCCGCGAATCTGTCCCAACATCTCTTTACAGAGGGCTAGCGCATACTTTCGAATCCATTGCTTACCTATACCGTTAATATTCTTGTATGGAATATTCCCAAAAGGCAGCGTATTCATATTGTTGATTCCATTAGCGCCGGTTTCGTACCGATCATCATCATCCCACGAATTTGCATCAACATAGAATTTAACCCAAATTCTGTCCGCTGGTCCAAAGCCCCAATAACTGGGCGTAGGATACAAACGTAGCTTGTTATCTATCAATTCATAAGAATAGTGGGATGTTCGGGTGTAGATGGAGTCCTCATACATGATGGCTTGCATTTTATTCTGCCACGTGGGGATGAGTTCGAATGTTGAGTCATCCGCATATTGGCCGTAGGTGGAATAGTTGCCTACCACTCCCACGCCCCCATAATAGCCATAAAAACGCCACATTGCACGCGGAGAGCGGAAAAACACTTTGGTGACGATCACTCGCTTGTTGCCGACTTTGTCCTTAAAGTCGATAGTGTTGCCATCCGAGTCCTCGCCGTCGGAAGACGCTGTTTCGATAATGGTTTGAAGATCATAATCCTGTTGATCCTCGACAGGGGAGAAGGAGGCCGAGTATTGTCGGACAGTTCCTCCAAAACCGCCCACCGAAGCCATGGCATCGCCGACGCGCTTGGCGTATGTAAATTGAAAGCGTGGGTACTTTAACTCTACCCTGGAATCTCCCAAACTCGACGAAAACGAGCTTGATTTTAGGTTGCCGTAATGATCGAAGGTGCCGGTGGCATCTCCCAGCGCATCAGAAAGCATATTTTTGCTTTGATGCAGGTTGACAATGTACGAATATTCCAAAACCGCTTCTTCATAGGCCGCATAGACATTAGCAGGCGTCAATTCGATGTCTACAACGTCTCCTCCCAGCTTTTTATAGACATATGCGACCTGGAGTGCTGCTCCGCTTAAAAAGTCCGCAGAACCGGTGTACATCCCGAAGGGAACTGACCCGGATACCTTTGCTGCGGAACCTGTAGAGGTTAAAACGATAGCACTTATTTCAGATTTTGGACTCAAGTTGGTTGGCATCTAATGATTCTCCTGCTGTAATTAGTGCTTCCCCATGCAAAACCCCCAGACAAGCTGGGGGTCTTTTATGTCTCAAGTTCTTTATTACTTTCGGGTTCTATTTGTCTTTTTGGACGTCTTTGAAGTGGTGCCGGTTTTAGTAACTTTTTTGGTAGTAGTCACGGGGGTCTCATTGGCTACTACCTTTTTAGTTTCGGCCACAGCATTCGTGGTCGTCTCTTCTGTGCTTGGGGAAGTCGTGGTAGCTACAACGCTTGCATTCGCGGCGCGAGCCCTGTTCTTCCACCAAAGTCTTTGACGAGGATTCATGGAGGGTCTCCTTCTGTTATATATAGTCAAAAAACGTTAAAAAGGGAAAATCTCAAAAAATTACCGGGGAAAATTTTGGCGGGATCGGCCTTTTTGAGGTTTTTGCTTCAAAAGAAAAGCCCCCCAATCCATAAAGGAAAGGGGGGCCCGAATAATAATATTCTAATAGCGAGTATTTACGCCTGTGTAATTACATCGTTAACGATTCCACTCACATACCAATTCGTTCCATCAGACCACATTTCTAATGTGTCTCCGATCAACGGATTGCTTGAATGAAGTGTTAAGGTTGTTTTGTCGGTAACCGCTACTCGGGCAACCGTAGCACCATTGGTATTGTGGTGATAGCCACCTTGAATCACAGTGGCGCCACCAGTAATAACATGCGCATGCGCAGTGGTAGCCACAAAACGAAACTTCAGGCCGGCTGCGACCGTAGGCAAAGTCACTGTAGAGGCATTGGAGCCTCCCATCTTAACAATTGCGCCGCCGTTCTCGGCAGTTAAAGTTGTCGTAGCGCCTGCTCCAGTTAATGAAACTACTTCTACTTTCGTGCCTTTCAGCGTAGAGGTGTTCATTTGCAACTCTCTCTTTAAGTTTTCAATTAGAGCTTGGGTTCGAGCCAAGCCCACTCTTTTTGTTCCCATTATTTAAAACCCTCCATTTATAATCATGTTAAAACATAAT